TGCCACCACCAAGGCCAAGCGTGCTGGCAAAGCCGCAGGTAAACAATTCGTGGCGCAGCCTAAACGCATCGCCAAGAAAACAGCAGGGTTCAGATAATGGCTACTACTTCCGGCGTTTCAGCGTTCAATTTGGATTTGACAGAAATCGTCGAAGAAGCCTTCGAGCGATGCGGGTCAGAGCTGCGCACGGGTTATGACCTGAAGACAGCACGCCGCTCCTTGAACCTGATGTTTGCAGACTGGGCCAACCGTGGCCTGAACATGTGGACGTTTGAGCAAGGCACGATTGCGCTGACGGCGGGCCAGAACACCTACGCGCTGCCAAGCGACACGGTGGATTTGATCGAGCATGTGATCCGCACCGGGGCCAATAACGTGGCCACACAGGCAGACCTGACCATCACACGGATCAGCGTCTCGACCTACGCCACAATCCCCAACAAGCTGCAGCAAGCCCGCCCCATCCAGATTTGGGTGCAGCGGCTGAATGCGCAGACAAGCCCCACAGGGCTGCTGCTCAGCGGCGCGATCACGTCCACCGCGACAACCATCACGCTCGACTCCGTTGTGGGCCTGCCCGCTGCCGGATTCGTCAAGATCGGCACAGAGATCATCGCCTACGGGTACATCTCCGGCAACACGCTCAACAACTGCGCCCGGGGCCAAGCCAACACAACGGCCGCAGCCCACAGCAACGGTGATGCGGTCTACTGGGAGCAACTGCCTGCAGTGACCGTTTGGCCCACCCCGGACAACACCCAGCCGTACACGCTGGTGTACTGGCGTCTGCGCCGCACGCAAGACATCGGTGGCGGTGTCAATGTGGCCGACGTGCCCTTCCGGTTCGTCCCCTGCATGGTGGCGGGCTTGGCGTATTATCTGGCCATGAAGCTGCCCAACGCAGCGGATCGCATGCAGGTGCTGAAAGCTCAGTACGATGAAGCGTGGGGCCTTGCCCAAGACGAAGACCGTGAGAAGGCCGCTGTGCGGTTTGTGCCACGGCAGATGTTCATTGGGAGCGGCACGTAATGGGTAATCGCTTTGCGTCAGGCAAGAACTCGATCGCCATGTGCGATCGTTGTGGGTTTCGCTTTAAGCTGACCGCGCTGCGCAAGGAAGTGATCAAAACCAAGACGTACAACCTGCTGGTGTGCGACTCGTGCTGGGACCCAGATCAGCCGCAGCTCCAGTTGGGCATGTATCCGGTGGATGATCCGCAGGCGGTGCGCAACCCACGCAACGACACCACGTATGTGACGGCGGGCCCCAATGCAGACGGTTTCAACACCGGAGGTTCGCGGGACATTCAGTGGGGATGGAACCCGGTTGGTGGTTCCCGAGGGTTTGACAACGCGTTGACGCCAAATAACTTGGCTTTGACCGTGGAAGTTGGTACAGTTACAGTTCAAATAGGAGTCTGACATGGACGCTAAAAAAGCACTCAAGGCCCACATGGCCAAAGGCATGAAATCCGCACATCCAGATGCTGCCGTAAAAGGTATGCGGGCTGGTGGCAAAACCAACAGCGACATGCTGAAGATGGGTCGTGGTTTGGCCAAAATAGCCAACCAAAAGTCGCCCGGTAAGAAGGGAGCCTGATATGGCCACCAGCAAGATCAAGACTGTGCCCTCCCCAGTGGTTGGCACTGAGCCTGCCAAGAAGACCATGCGCGACACCAACGTGTCCGTGGCCAACGTGCGCAGCCAAGACTACCCACCCACCAAAACCTCGGGCATCAAAATCCGTGGCACTGGTGCAGCTACCAAGGGCGTGATGGCTCGTGGCCCAATGGCGTGAGGTCTGAATGAACTACACCGAGTTGAAAGCGGCGATCATCGCCTACACAGAGAATCAGGACGCGTCGTTTGAGGCGGAGATTCCTGTGTTTGTGGAGCAGGCTGAGCAGCGCATTTTCAACATGGTGCAGTTCCCATCGTTGCGTAAAAACGTGACGGGCTCCACCACCAGCAACAACAAGTATTTGGCTTGCCCGAATGACCTTTTGTCGGTGTATTCGTTGGCGGTGGTCGATGCGCTGGGGAACTACGAGTACCTGCTCAACAAGGATGTGAACTTCATCCGGCAGGCGTACCCGAACCCCAATGACAAGGCGTTTCCCAAATACTACGCCCTGTTTGGCCCCCAGTCCAGCGATGTGAACGAGCTGACCTTCATCTTGGGCCCAACGCCAGACGCCACCTACGTGGCCGAGCTGCATTACTTCTACTACCCACCGTCGATTGTGACGGCCGGGACTTCTTGGTTGGGTGACAACTTTGACAGCGTGCTGCTTTACGGTTCGCTGGTCGAGGCGTACACCTACATGAAGGGTGAGCAGGACATGATGCAGGTATATGATGGCAAGTTCAAAGAAGCAATGGCACTGGCCAAACGTCTGGGCGATGGACTGGAGCGCTCCGACAGTTACAGAAGCGGCCAGTACCGTTCGCCGCCTCTGCCGCAAAATACCGGGGTAAGCTGATATGGCAATCGTACAAACCGCAACCACTTCGTTCAAAGTCGAGCTGCCGCAGGGTATCCACAACTTTGGGCCCACTTCGCCGGACACGTTCAAGATCGCCTTGTACACCGCCGCTGCGGACCTCGGCTACGCCACCACAGCCTACACGACTTCGGGCGAGGTGACTGGCACAGGCTACACCGCTGGCGGCAACACGCTTACCATCAGCACAAGCCCAACGTCCGGCAATAATTCGCTCAACATCCCGACGGCGTTCATCAACTTCAGCAACACGTCTTGGACTGGCGCTACGTTCACGGCCCGTGCGGCTTTGATTTACAACGTCACTGAAGGCAACAAGTCCGTTGCAGTGCTGGACTTCGGCTCCGACAAAACCGTCAGCAACGACACTTTCCAAATCATCTTCCCAACAGCCGATGCCAACAGCGCAATCGTGCGAATCTCTTAAGGAGCCATCATGGAACACAGCAAAGCAGCCGACAGCGTTACCGCAGGCATGATCACAAACCGCGTTGGCGGTGAGCGCGTTGGCGCGGGCGGTATCTTCACCGTCACTTGCGTGGGCGCAGACGGCAAGGAAAAGTGGTCTGACAAGTTTCACAACCTCGTTGTCAATCAGGGCCTGCAGGACATGAACAGCAAGTACTTTGCCGCCTCGGGTTACACCGCCGCTTGGTACTTGGGTCTGGTCGAAGGCCCCGGCTCCGGCACAACATTCGCTGCTGCCGACACACTGGCTTCGCATGCTGGCTGGACTGAGCTGGTGCCCGGCACCGCTTACACCGGCAACCGCAAGGCTGTCACTTTTGGCACGGCCACCACGGCTGACCCATCGGTGATCACAAACTCTGGCAGTCCATCTTCGTTTGCCATGCTGGTGAACAGCACTGTGGTGGCTGGCGCGTTCTTGGCCAGCGTCAGCAGCGGCACCTCCGGCATCTTGTTCTCGGCTGGTGACTTCACTGGCGGCGACAAGACCGTGGACAACGGCGACACCCTGAACGTGACCTACAGCTTCTCGCTCGACGCAGCCTGATAGGGGCAAGTGGTGTTTGGTGATGTCACTTTTGCCCAAGCACCCTTCGCCTCTTTAGGCGGGAATACGTTCGCCGCCACGCAACCAGAAGCTGCTGCAGTGGCAGCTTCCTTTGAGGCCCCAAGCGTCATTCGCGGCGGCATCATGAGCGAGACTGCCACGGGCCAAAACACCCAGTCCGTCATTGCCACGATGGTGGCCACGCAGGCGGAAACATCCGTCGCATCCAGCGTTCAGTCGGTCATCGCCAACATGGTGGCCAGCATGCTGGAGCAGGGCACTGCCACAGACGCTCAAACGGCCATCGGCACGTTCTTGGCTGCGCGGTCCGAATCAGCGACCGCCACCGATGCACAATCGGTAATTGGTACGTTTGCGGCAGCGCAGGCTGAAACGGCGACTGGCTCAGACAACATGACTCGGGGCTTACTGATTTCAGTGGCAATCGCAGAGAGCGCGGCGGGCACGGCAACGCAGGTGTCGCAGGTCATCTTCAATGGCTCTATCGCAGAAGCTGTGAGCGCCCTTAGCACGCTTGGCGTCGTCAAAATAGCCAACGTCTACCCAACCGGCGTGCAGCTCACCATCAGCATCGGAGGGGCGCTGGTCTGGGCGGTAATTGACGACAGCCAGAACCCAAACTGGCAAAATATCAACGACGTGCAGTCCCC